CTGATTGAAAGCAGGTTAGATGTATATAAACAAATAGCAGAAGACAAGCATGATGTAGTTATGTGCTTTACTTCTTACCCTACATTTCGACATGAGATATTTCCTGAGTACAAACTTAATAGGATAGGTAAACGAAAACCACTAGCACTTAAAAGTATTATCAAAAAAATAAAGAATGAATATGAATCTGCTGCCTATCCAAACCTTGAAGGAGATGATGTACTTGGGTTGCTGGCTACTAATGGTCAGTATAAAAATCCAATCATAGTCTCTGTTGATAAAGACATGAAGACTATACCTTGTAAGTTAATACAAGAAGATGAAATCTTACATATAACAGAGAAGAAAGCAGACAGGCATTGGTTTGAGATGTCACTAGCAGGTGACTCAGGTGATGGTATTGCAGGTCTTAAAGGTATGGGTATGGTTACTGCTTCCAAGACACTAGCTGATACACCAGATACTAGAGATGCACTATGGTCTAAGGTACAAGAGACATATACAAAGAAAGGTTATAGTATTGCTGATGCTATTCTCAATGCAAGACTCACAAGAATACTACGAGAGGGAGATTATAACTACAGCACAGGTGAAGTAAAACTTTGGCAGCCATAAAAAAAACTCTAGATGGAACCACTCACCTAGAGTCTTTTTCATTTTTCTGTGCAACAAGGTAACCACTCCTTGCTATCAGTACGATAACATATAAAATAGATATAACACTTTTATCTCTGTGAATTTACCAGTAATTACTGACGAACTTATAAACAGTTTAAGTAGTGTGTTTCCTGATAGACACCCAGACTTATCGTTTACTGATCGAGAAGTATGGTATCGTGCAGGGGAAAGATCTGTTGTTAACTATCTAATAGAACAGCAGAAAAGACAGAAAGAAACTATGCTCAATAACAAAGTCTTGGAGAATTAGCTATGTGTTTTGGTGGTGGTGGTAGTACTCAACCTAAAGTTGCAAAGTATCAAAGCAAGAATGATGCTGCTGTTATTACAGGTATGCAAACAGGTGTTGAAAATCCAAAAGATACAAAGAAAGCTTCAGATGAATTAAAGATACGAAGACAAAAAGAAGAAGGAAGATATGTAGATCCAAGTATTGCAACAGCAGAAAAACTAACAAGCTCAACAGGAAGTAGAAGAGGTATGACTATGGCTGACAAGGCAGCAAGAACAACTAGACAAGACAAAGCTAAATCTTTAGCTCGTGCTAGGATAGGAAAAAGATCCATTACTGGTGGACCACGTTCAAGGACAGCTTAATTATGTGCTTCGGAAGACCATCACCACCACCTGCACCTGCACCCGAACCAGTTGATTCTCCTATAGAAGATACTGCTGATGCAGTTGTTGTTGGTAAGCAAAAGAAAAAACAAGCTTCTGCTACGAAAGTAGCTCAAGGTAGAAAAATGGGAACTAAGTCATTACAGATACCATTGCTTGATGGTGGTAAAGGTGGAGATTTAAACTATCCAGCTTAATATGGAATACTCGACACAAGGCACAACCGCAGCAGGTAGGTACGAAGCACTTGTTAGTAGTAGGTCTGTCTATGATAGAGAAGCAAAAGAATCTTCAAAGCTAACGATACCTAGCTTGATACCAGAACAAACATCTGGTACAAGAGCAAGAATCAAGACACCTTTCCAAGCTACTGGTAGTCGTGGTGTTAATTCCTTATCGAATAAATTATTAATGACTTTGCTGCCACCAAGCACAGCATTTTTTAAATTAGAAATAGATGACCTTGAGATAAGAAAGCAAGGGCAAGAACAAATGCAGAGTGAGATAGATAAAGGACTACGCACTATAGAAAATGCTTTGATGAATCAGATAGAAATATCTAATGACAGAGTTGCTATGTTTGAAGCTATCAAACATTTAGTTGTATCAGGTAATGTTCTTCTTTACTTAACAGAGAAAGGACTAAAGGTATATCCACTATCCAAGTTTGTTTGTAAGCGTGATGAAGTAGGTAATGTATTAGAAATATTAACTAAAGAAACAATACATCCTCAAGCTTTACCTGCTGCTTTCTTAGAACAGATCAAGAAAAAAGATAATTATGATGCCAAGACAATGGAGAATGATCTTGATATATATACACACATTAAAAGAGTTAATGATGATGTCTTCTGGTTTCAAGAATGTAAAGGAGAAAAGATACCAAACACAGATGGCAGATCAAGAATAGATGTAACACCTTGGCTACCTCTCAGGTTCATTCGGATTGATGGAGAAGATTACGGAAGAGGATATGTTGAAGAGTATCGTGGTGACTTAATTAGTCTTGAGTCTTTGATGCAAGCAATAATCGAAGGGGCTGCTGCTAGTGCGAAAACTTTATTTCTGGTCAATCCAAATGGTGTCACAAGGGCAGCGACCATAAGCAAAGCACCGAATGGAGCAGTAAGAGAAGGACTTGCTTCTGATATTTCCGTAATGCAAGTAGGTAAAAGTGGAGATTTCAGCATTGCCTTTAGTGCAATACAAAGAATAGAAGCAAGACTTGAGTTTGCTTTCCTAATGGCTAGATCAGTACAACGTGACGCAGAAAGAGTAACAGCAGCCGAGATAAATCTTATGGCACAAGAGCTAGAGAATAGTCTTGGTGGTATCTACAGTATCTTGACCCAAGAGTTTCAACTACCATACCTCAGACGTAGGATGCACATATTAGTAAGGCAAGGTAAAGTACCAAAGCTGCCTGATGATTTGATAACACCTAAGATAGTGACAGGTTTATCAGGTCTTGGTAGAGGTAATGATAAGAACAAACTGATTGAGTTCATTGGAACTGTGGCTCAAGCTTTAGGTCCAGATGTAATGAGACAGTACGTCAATGTGGATGAAGCGGTCAAACGTCTTGCTACCAGTATCGGTATAGATACTGCTAACCTAGTAAAAACACAAGAAGAAATCCAAGCTGAACAACAAGCTATGCAACAGCAACAGCTTATTCAAAGTCTTGGACCTGCTGCTTTAGGTTCACCTTTAGTTGATCCTAAAAAATTATCTGATGCAGCAGCTTCACAACAACCAATGGAGGAACCTAATGCCCAACAAGAAGTCTAGAGAAAGAGATGAAGACGGAAAGTTTATCTCTGCTAAAGCTATCGTTAGCGAACTAGGAGTTAACGAAAAAAACCCTGTACCTAAGAAGTCTGGTGACGTTACTACTAGACATGGCAGTACAATTCACTATAGTTAAATAAAAAACCACTATGACTTCATCACAAGTAAATGTGTCAGAGACACCACCAATGTCTGCTAATGACTTGGAAGGTTTAAAAGACGAGAATGGTTTATACGCTGGTAAGTTTAAAAGCGTAGAAGATTTAGTAGGAAGCTATAAAGAACTTGAAGGTAAGCTTGGAGCTATAGATCAAACCAGAGAAGAACCAGAAGGTAACGCAGAAGAACAAACAGAGGAGACAGAGACAGAAAAAGAAACTAATGACTCTGACTTTGATGCTGAAGAATTTTATGGAGATGGTCTTGCTTCTGTACTAGAAGAAGTTGGTATTGATCCAGTAGATATATCAAATCGTTTTCAAGAGAATGATGAGATCTCTGAAGATGATTACAACAAACTAGGTGAAGCTGGTTTCTCAAAACAAATTATTGATACCTATCTAGATGGTCTTCGTAATGCTGGTATGGCAGGTGAAGTAGATGCACAAGGTATTAGAGATTCAGTTGGTGGTGATGATAGCTATGGTCAAATGGTTTCTTGGGCTATGGAAAACTTACCTGCTGAAGAAGTTAATGCTTTTAATAAATTAACGGATGTCGGGGATGGACCTGCTATTAAGTTGGCTGTTCAAGGTATCTACTCACAATACAATAACGCTATGGGAATTGAACCAGACCTTTACTCAGGTCGTGCTGCTGGTAATAGTGCCACACCATTTAGAACAACAGCAGAAGTTGTAACTGCTATGTCTGATCCTCGTTGGGAAAAAGATTCTGCTTACACAGAAAATGTTAAATCACGTTTAGCTGGCTCTAACGTATTTGGTAATGGGTAAGTTATGTCCAGCAGGTAAAGCAGCAGCCAAGCGTAAGTTTAAGGTTTATCCTTCTGCTTACGCTAATGCTTATGCTGTCAGATATTGCAAAGGACAAATAGGCAATCGTAAACCAGCCAAAGGTTATACAAGAAAATCTTTACGCATTTCAAAAAAATGAAAAAACTATCAGACAAGCAAAAAAAGAGTCTTGACAAAACTGGTGATGGTAAACTTACCAAAGAAGATTTTTTATTAGTTCGTAAACTAAAGAACAAAAAGAAAAATGGCAAAGCTTAGTCTTAGTCAGATGAGAACTCTGAAGAAACATTCAGAACATCATTCCAAAAAACACATGGATATGATGAAGAAGCTTATGCGTGAAGGTACATCATTCAAATCTGCACACAACAAAGCACAGAAACAGGTAGGTAAATGAGTCTTAAAAGATGGTTTGATGAAAAGTGGGTGGATGTAAAAACAGGTAAGCCTTGTGGTCGGCAGAAAGGAGAGAAGCGAGGAGGATACCCTGCTTGCAGACCTTCTAAAAGAGTTAATAATAAGACTCCAAAGACTACAAAAGAAATGAGTAGTAGTGAGACTAGAAAATTTAAAGCAAGTAAGACCAGTTCAAGGAATATAGCTTATCAACATAGACGTAAAAAAAATAATCGCAAGAGTTTAAAGATTGCGTAATAATGCTATATTTTAAATAGCTTACATCTTTTATGTCTAAAGGAGTATCTCTTACCAAGAAGGATAAAG